AGGTGGCGCGATATCACGACCGCGAAATGGATCGCGGCCAAGCACGCTCAAGCCAAGCAGTTTTTCAACAACGCCAAAGCCGACGTTTTTATCTCCCACCATATCCCGAGCGAGGCGTTGATTACGCCGAAGTGGGCAAGAAGCCCAATCAATCGGTTCTTCGCCAGCAAAGTCTTCGAATACGTCACGCACCCGCCGAAGGTTTGGTGCTACGGCCACACGCACGACTCGATTGACCGCGTTCTTGGTGCCACGCGCTTTTTGTGCAACCCAAAGGGGTATCCCCACGAGCGAAAGGGCGTTTATGAGGTCAAGTCTTTCACCATCGAGGTCTAAAGCATGAGCCTGCCGCGCCTGCTTGGTTCCCTGCCCGTCCGTTTCAGGTGGACGGTTCACAATCTGATCGCGCACCCCTTGTCCGAGTTGGTGTACCAATGCGGCTTCGAGGGTCTGGGCAATCGTATTCACGACGGCACGGTCCCTGACGAGAAGTCCAAGACGCCGGGACGCGGGTGATTCACGATGAAGCCTGAGTCGAAATGGGTCGGCGCAGCCTTATTTGTGGGAGTATCCATGAAGTTCCTACTCGCATTGACGATCCTGTTGTGGGGCAACTTGGCCCATGCTCAAACCCCGAAGCACATCAAACTCCGAGCAATTGAAAACGCTAAAAGCCTCACACAATCCATCTGGAAGGTCACGCTGACTCCGAAGGAAAGTGTCGGCTGTAAGAACAAGGCTCACACTAGAACCTTGTATTTCACGCCACGAGTGTCCATTGCATTTGACTTGCCCTACTCAGCCCCGTTCTTCGACATGGACGTACAGGGCGATGCGGGGATTGATACGTTGTCTGCTAGTTTCAATGCCCTGATAGACCCTTCTGGCGACGGCTTGTTCCTGATGAATCTTCGTCAGAACAAAACCCCCGAGGACTTGAAGGGATACTTGCCTGAGAACTCGTCGATATCGTTTAGACTCAAGTATCAAAACAATAAACTCTTCGGCGAAGCCTCATACGGAGGTCACAACGGTCTGAAATCCAAAGAGTTAGACTACTGCCTCTTGACGTTCAAGGTCACAGGGGAGCCCGTCGCCGCAGGGTTGTGCAACGAATGAGCACAATGAAACTCACCGTCGAACTCGTGCCCGAATCTTCTTGGGGGGACAACCTGCGGTCCCGCTTCAAGAGGCCCGAGTGGGACCTCCTGCGTAAAGCCTGCTACGAGGCGGCAGGGCACAAGTGCGAGATCTGCGGCGATAAAGGTCGCAGGCACGCCGTCGAGTGCCACGAAATCTGGCACTATGACGACGAAAAGGGCTTGCAAACGCTTCAGGGCTTGATCGCCCTCTGCCCTCCCTGCCACGAGGTCAAGCACATCGGTCGGGCAATGGCCGTGGGGTCAGGCGACCGCGCGTTGGCTCATTTGATGAAGGTCAACGGAATGACCAAGGCCGAGGCCATCGCGCACGTCGGCGATGCTTTCGTCTTATGGAGAAAAAGGTCCGGACGACCGTGGACGTTGGATATTAGCGTTTTGCAAAAGAACACGACAGGAGGAGTCTGCGATGAGAGATGAGGTTCGAATAAAAAGCGATGAGATAATAGGGGGCATCGCCCACAAGGATTGCCCCCATTGCGGTAAGTCCAAGTCCTTGGACGGCTTCGGCTTGAGGCGTATGCCCCAAAAGAACAAGGAAGCGAAGCTGGTCATACCTCAGTCTTGGTGCCGCGATTGCAGGGCTAAGGCTTTAGCATGATTACCAAAGAAGATTTCCAAAAAGAGGCTGCACGTCGGATAGAACGCGCCAAAGACGAAATCGGGAAGTTCCAGAGCGAGCTCTATCGCAGCCCCATCGGGGCGTTGCGGTGGCCGTCTGACGCCCTTCGTGCCGCTGCTACTTTGAGCGTGTGGCAGGATATGTTCAACATCGACCCCGCGACCGCCCTGACTATGGCGAGACGGTACGCGATGGGGAAGATCGAGCCGTCGAGTTCACCCTCCCACGACGAGTTCGAAGAATACAAGCGTCGTCAATGGGCTGACCTGCACGACTTCATCGAGGCGGGCTCGAGACGGCCCTGACCGAGAAGAAGAACAGTTGCACGAGGCGCGTGAAATCCTCGAAGCCCTCGTAACTAGACGCCGAATGAATCAGGCTCGCGTCCCATATCACGAGCCTGTTATAAACCCCGCCGATGCGGTCGACTAACTCCCAATCGTCGCCGTGCGTCAGGTTGTACGGCGAATATACGTCGTTCTGCACCGCCAACGGGTCGGCAAAACGACCGCGCTCCATCGGGTGACTCGGGGGCCGACGACAACCGTGAGTGCGGTTGCGCCAGAATGACGTTCCGGCAGATACCGGAGCATTCGGGGTCAGATAGACCGCAGCCGCGTAGTCCTGCGTGTCCGAGTGCCAAACGAGCGGGTCGCTGGACTTGGTCTGCTGAAAGCAACCGTTCGCGGGCTGGTTAAGCCAATCCGTAATCTCGACGCCGCCCAAATGGGCCTGCAAGTGCTCACGCAGGTAGGGCCAGATGTAGCGTTCTCGCGTCCGCAAGCCTTTGTAATGGCGCAAGTCCTCGTGATAGTCCTGCTCCAAGGCAAAAGCCCGCACCGCATCGGGGTCCTTGTAGAACCCGTCCACGACCTTCAAGTGAGGGATCGTCGATGCGTTTCTTGCCCCGACGTCGCCCGTCCCTTCGGGAACCCACATGCGGAGTCCGAAGCCCATGTCGAGCAAGTGCTTCGTCCGACCGTCCGAGCATTTGCCGACTTCAAGTATGCGCCGTTCAGAACCTAACCAATAAACCACTGGTTTACCTGCTTTGTGGGGTATGAATTCGGCGTAGTCGGTCCATGGCTTTATGGGCACGACCTCGATCTTGAACTTGTGCAACAACGGCGGGAGGCTAACTTGGTCCCGAATTGACTCCTTGTTCACGGCTTCCCACCAAGCCTCGCCAAGCGACCGCAACGACGACTTGCGGTGCTTACGGTAAATCAGCCCGCATGCCCATAATCCGGCCTTCTTCGGCCAGCCGCGCTGTGTGTATAACGCCCGCTGCGCCGCGAAATCCTGATCGGCGAAGTCTTTACCTGACTTCTTGATATTCTCAAGGGCCGTCAGTTCGTCGTAGATGCAGTTCCGGCCTTCTTCGGCCACACGATCCATATGAGGTATGGCGGCAAATACGGCCTTCTGCTCTCGCACATGCTTGAGCAGCCTGTCGCCCTTCAGGACCATGCTGCCGTCTATCCAGATGGACTCGCGGACGTAGGGCGAAAGCCATTTGTGGGGGAGCAACTTCGGCCCCTTGGAGCGCAATCGCGGGCTAAGACCGTTGAGGCCCACGCGCACGATTCTCCAAGTGTTTGATTTCAACGGCTGGTCCGTGAAGCAGACGTACTTGACGCCTTTGATTTTCGGTTGCTCTTTCAGACTGTCGTAAGGTCCGAAAATCGCCGTGTAGACGACGCACAACCGAGATCGGAATCTCTTACTTGCCATACCCGTCAGAATACCAACCGCCGCCCTTGAGGGCGAAGCTGGACCGCGAAATCAATCGCTCGGTTTCCCCGCCGCAAAAATGCTTGTGGTCTTCGAGCAATCTCTCGCAAGCGGGATTGGACGAGTCGAGCCGCTGAACCTTATCGAACTTGTGCCCGCACTTCAGGCACCTGTACTCATACATCGGCATAGGTCATTCCCACTCGTTCGCCCATTGGCCGATTTCGATTTGCACGTCTTTCGTGTAGCTCACGGGGTTGATATTGTTCTTCACAACCCACAGGAACTTGTCGGTGATTTTGACCCCGTTGTACGTCCACGAACAACGATGCGCTATGCCGCCCTCGAAAGGTTCTTGCACTTCAAGACCGAGGCTCTTTTCGACCTTGTCGAAGTATTCGGGCTTGAACGAGGCCACGACGTACTCGGGCTTCAAGAACAAGCCCAACTGCCCCAACAAGGGCACCCCGTTTTCCAGCAAGTGACTTCGCACGTTGCCTTCCAACTTGCTGAAGATTTCGCTCGTCATGATCGGGCTCAGGTCCGTGTGAAGGGCCTGACTATATCCGGTCTTCGTGAACGATGCCCCCAACTGATTGAGCACCGTTTCCCAAGACGAGAACCACTTATCGAAGCGGTACTTGTTGCAGTATCTCTCCATCGCCGCCGCGTCTCGGGGCTGCGCCAATGTCGCAAGCGGGCCAGGGTTGACCCCGACCGATATGACCTTGGTTTCCGAGTTCTGGTAGAGGTTGCGGTCGCCGAACCAAGGTATCGGGCAAGAATTCTCTGGGATGCAATCAGGGCTCACGCTGCGCGCCCTGTGCCATTCGTTCCAAAACGCGGCGGTCAGCTCTTCCACTTAGTCGTCCCCCATAATCTTCTTCTCTAGGACCCTCAGAATCAAAATCAGAATGACGGCGATCACGCCGAACCAGAACATCACGACCAGCAGGGCAACGTCCGCACCGCCACCGAGCATCCAGAACAGGATCGCGGCGATGATCCCCATCCACGCCATCCAGCTCAGGACCTTCGCCATGAGCTTGCCCGCGTACCAGCCGACACCCGCTCCTGCGGCGATTCCGAGAAGCGAGGCTATGCTGTCCTCACGGTCGTCGTCATCGTATCTGCCCACGGTTCACCTCTTCATTTGAAAGAAGTAGATGTAAAGTACCTTGAAGAAATACCAGACAACCCCCAAAATCCAGAAAAGCAGCATGCCGAGCAGCAGACCGATAGAATACCCGACCCAAGACCAAGGGGTTCCGAGAATCAGCGCGCTCAGAATCGAAAAGCCGATGATCCAAAAACAGATGGTCGTGTAAATCTCGCCCTTTAGGGCACCGAGGGCGTAGGCGTTGCCTATGTCGGTTCCTTGTTTAATAAAGTCTCGGAGTTTCACCCGACCTCCCTTTCGGTAGGTATTTTATATCGCGTATCGTTAGACTTTACGGGAGAACGTAAATGGAACCTAAGGCTCGTTCCGCGATTATCCGACTCGCTTATTCTAACCCCAATCTCCGTTCCCATCTGCTCCCCTTGTTGAGCATGGGGATCGAAAAAAACCTGTTAAAGATCGCCAAGGAGCAACTTGTAAAAACGGCGGCTCCACTCAACGACCCGAAATATCTTCGCTACCAAGCGGTATTCATCATGGGTGCGGGCGGCTCGGGCAAGGGTTACTATTCGCACCGATACCTAAAATATATGCCCGGCGCGGGTTCTAAGGGCATTAGCCGCGAAGAATATACGGATTACGCAGAACGCGGGAAGCAAGACCCGACGAAGGACACGAAGGCGCGCCTTTTGTCTAATATTGACTTCACCAAAGCGACTAAAATTCTAAAAGAACGGGGTTTCGATATTAAAATCGACGATAATCCTTCGAAAGCCAGCATACCTTTTCGGTTATATTCATACGACAATAAAGGTGCGGAGCGTTTAATACCTAAATCGGAATATAATGAACTTCCGATGAAAATTCGTAACGTAGTCGAGGATATCGAAAATATCATCTTCAGCGAGGCCAAGCACGAAATCCCTTCCTATTGGAGACAGGTCAATCCTGACTTGTATAAGGAAGAGTTGCCCGGTTACGCTAAAGAAGAACCCGGCTATGTTCACGAAATGTCCTCGGTAATGTCTAAGGCTTATTTTGAAGCGGCCTTAGAAACCGGCGACCCGTTAATCGTGGACGGAACGGGCGTCAATAGCAAGAAGATGATTGAGCAGTTCAATCTCGCTAAAAAGGCGGGGTATCGCGTATCCCTCGTGTATGTTTGGGTTCCTTTGACGGTTAATCAAATTCGTAATGCGACCCGTCCTCGTAATGTTGATCCTGACCAGATCACCATTCAATGGAAACTTACGCAAGCCAGCTACGACGCGATTAAGAGCAAAGCGGATAAGGCCAAGAGGATCGATAATCGGGATACCCCGAGGGATATCCCGCTGTACGAGAAAAACAAAGATAAGATTAACAACTTTATCGCTCAAAAGACGGGCTATATTACCCTATACGGTCTTATCGCTAATGAATCCCCTGAAGAACTCAGGGATTACGGTGCCCTACTATCTAATTAACTGACTTAAGCCAATTCAAAAAAGCATCAAGCGTCGAAATATGGGTTGCCGTATTGATTTTATTCGACGGCACCAGATAAATACTCTTGCTGAGGTCACAAAAAGCCTCAATAGCAGGCAATAAGTTCGGGCTAATAATAATTAGTCCGATACTTTTATTGGTCGTGCTATCACAAACTTCATACGTCATCGCGCTTTTCCTTTTTTAAGGATTCAATCTCGTCGATTAGCTCCTGAATAATAGTAGGAGCCTCACACAAAAAATCTGCGTCCTGAACGGGCAAGCCAGCCCCGAAGCTATAAGTGCCGAAACTCAGGAACAACTCGTCCGTGCCGGAATCCTTTTGCCAAGTCCAAGTGCCCCTTGTCCGCGCTGCGAGTAAAGCCTTGGCTTTCCCCACCGCGCTCATTGAGTCACCTGCCAATCGCTCCCAATCGCGGCATAGCGAACGCGGTCGACGGGATCGCGCCTCAACTGATTCCTGATTTCACGGGTCAACCTGTCGTGACGCAATAACCCTTGCCGCCGATAAGGATAAAACCTCATCGTGTAGCGCAACAGGTCAAGGTCCGACCAGCCGGGCAGGGGCACGTCGTATTTGAGCGTGTACTCCAACTCGGCTTGCAGGATTTTTTGGGGCCAAGTGAGGATGCCGTCTAGGAACTTGGCGAGGTTGACGTCGTCCGTAGAAAGGTCGAAGTTCGAAATCGCCAACTTCGGTTCGGGCTCCGGTTCGGACTTTGGCCCAAGTAAATATAAGTAGTCCTGAACCAACTCGTGGTCCAAGCCGAGGCTTTGCTCATGGGGCAATAAGGCGTCGAGCAGGGCTTCTTTGCCACCCTTGATGCTTCGACCACCCTTCAGACCAATGCGTACCGCGTAGGTTCTCAGGGACTCTAAAGAAACGGCTCTTAACGTATCACGTCTTTGCATAGGGCTATTTTACCAAATAGCCCCCGTTATTGCAGTCGCGGTACGGGCCTATGGTTCGCCCTTATCTCCGCAGCGGTGGCAAGTCCAAGACCCGTCAGACTCGTACTCCATCCCGTCGCTGTGGCAACAGCCAGGACAGGCTTTTGCGACCAGCCGCAGATGGGGCTCCTTTTTCTCAAGGTCTTTGACGGAGTCGCAAGGCGCGCAGTACAGGACAAACTTTCTTTCCTGCCAATCGTGCCCCGTCGCTTCGCACGCCCGCTTAATCTCTTCACGCAGCGGTTGGTACTTCGCTTCGAGCGCGTCGAGAAGGTCCCGCTTTTCTTTGCGGTAAAGCCGTTCAAGACGAACGCGCTTCTTGAACAGGTCGTTCAACGAGCCACCAGCGCGTTGAACGAATCCCATTCGCGCTCGGACAAATGGACTCGAAAGTCGCCGTGGTTCGAATCGTCGCAGGACGACCGCAGCACGCGGAGTTCACGCAGGGCCGCTTGAATCCCCGCGATCTTGGCTTGCAACGCCGCGTTTTGCAGCGCGAGGGCGTCCCGCGTCAGGTCGGACTCGTTGGCGTTGGTGTACTCGCGCTCGATGAAGTCGCAGATACCGCACTCGGCAATCTCTAGTTCCTCGTTTTCCAGAGAACGGAAACCGACAAGGCGGTCCCCGTCCGTCTCTAGGACGACCCGATGGAACAAGCAGTTACGGGCGGCGGTCACCTGATCTTCGGTAACGCGATACTCCTGCACGGGCGCGTCTTCCAAGCAGGAAGCCACGATACTTACCGTGAGGTCTTTCGAGTTTACGCCGACGATCAGCAAATCATGTTCCTGCTCATACGCGGCTTCCGCTTCGGCCAAGCCCGCAGGCTCGTTGTAAAGGCTATGTTCTTTCAAGCGTCCCATTTAATCGTCCCCTTTCAGTTTGCCCTTTAAGACGGCGATGCCGGCGTCCACGACGTCGCGCATACTCACGCCGCGAAATATAATCATCCCCCCGCCCATCGCCGCTCGAAACTTCGCGGCGGCGTTTTGTTGCTCGGGCGTCAACGGCTCGGGCACGGCCAACTCGGTGCGGTTGGCTTCGGACATTGCTTCGGCCATTGCGTCCCGCATTTCGTCGGCGAGGGCCGTAAAATGCGGGCGGTCGGTTTCAAGGTCAATCGGCGTAATCTGCGTGCTGCCCGCGCTCACACGCAGCAAATAGGACCCCATCGGGAAAGAGTCGTATCGAACGGTCTCACGGACGGGAACGTAACGACGCCCCCGCTTCTCGTAGAGCGTCATTCGTTCCCCTTGTTTTCTAGGCTGGTGGCGGGCTGGACAGAAACCACCAAACCCGCTCGATACTTCGACCGCATATACGAGTCAAAATGATCCCATAGGGCGAGCACTAAAGCGCGAGCCTCACCCGAGTCCAGCCCCGCTGAGTAATCGCCTAAAGCGGTTTCGGTGTCGGTGTAAACGACTTCCCGTAACCCACCGTCATCATAGCGGCTGACAACGTGCCAACCGTTGGCTACTCGGCGGATCCAAACGCCGTCGGGCGGCGCAAATTTTTCATCCATTGTTTACCCCGTAATATTCGGAATAGTCCGTATCATCGAAGTCTTCGTCCATATTTACGTCCCTCCTTACACCTTCCAGACGGTCGGGCGACCCCGAAAAAACCGAGAAAGTGAACGCCGATTTCCGGTTTTTTCGGGGCGGGGCAACCGTCTGGAAGGTGTAAGGACAACCAACGCAGGAGACGACGAACATGACTAACACGAACACCGAGAACCAGAACGACGAGATGCATTTGCGGTTGTGGGCGGCGGTCGCCGCTGCCCAAGGTCGCGGCGACGCGACGCACCGCCCCGAGAACCGAACTGCGTTTGCGATGATCCTATACATGATGGGGATCAATCAGGGGATGCGAATGTTTACCCCTGACACCCCTGCCCGCCGAGCCTATTACAAGGCTCAGTGTGAGGAGTTCATCGCGCGTCTCGATGCGCTGACCCCCACGCCCGACGCGCATCCGTGCGGCTGGTCCGTCGAAGACGAGCACAACGCCCATTACGCGGGTGCGTGTGCCTGCTACGGTTACGGCTGATGGAAGATCACGACGACCGCTTGAGGCGGCAGACCGATTGGTATCAGCAACGGTTCAACGCACTTCGGGCGTGGGTAAACCGTGAGGTTCGCCCGCTGTCCGAAGAAGCCGCGAATCGTTATTTCGCAATCGTGGCAAACGGCTCCCCCGCTCCCCATGAACAGGCCGATTGGCGTGACACGATGCACGGGCTCACGCTGCGTGCCGAGTCCGCTGAACGCGAACGGGACTCCGCATTAAAGCACGCACAAGAATTGCGTGCGGCGTTGGAAGGCTACCACAAGGGGGCAGATTCCATCCCGTATGCTCAATGGTCGCGTGAACAGCATGCCGCCGACATCGCGCTAAAAAGGACGATGCCATGAAACTCTCGGACGTTCCCAAGCATATCACGGAACTAAACCCGCCGTGGTTCCATCATGTGCTCAGTCGAGTCCACGGGGAGCATTCGTCCAACGCGGACATCAAGCCGCTGTTCCATCTCGATTACTACGACGGGCCGCTGTCGGGCATTTTCAAGTGCTTCGACCGTGTGTTCTATGCGAAGGTCGTCTACGCCGACGACCGCAAATATTGGGTCGCTTGGGAACTAACCCCCGAGCAGGCCGAGATTGAACTCGCCAATTACGCCCTGTTCCAAAAGCACGTCGGCACGCACACGGACTATTCCATCGACGAAGAGGGCGAGGTCAGCCGTCAAATCGACGCGACTCGACCGCAAGCCGAATGGGACTTGTTCTACAAGGCCGAGAAGAAGCGGATCGACTACGATGCTATCGAAGCCACGGACTTCTTCGGCGTGTTGCTGAACCCTTTTCGCAGTTGGTGAGCCCATGAGCAAGTCGATTTGGGAGAGGCGGCTTGAGATCGAGCGTCAAGAGCGCGAAGAACGTCAGGCCGCGCTCGATCCGATCCACGAGAAGTTCAGGCCGCTGTATGAAGCCCTCCAAGCCGAGTGCGACGTAAGCGGGCATGAATGGCGATTCACGACTTTGGGCGTAGTCGGGCAGGCGTTCTTTGCCTGTAACTATTGCAGAAAAACCAGAGTGGAGGAATGACCGTGGCATTTACCCAGATGCGAAGCTGATTTTGACCATGAAAAATGAATCGGAAAACGATTTGATTGACCGCCTTATTGTCGAGGCGGGGGATAACAACGAGTATGACAACCGTGACCGCCTTGAGACGGCACGGAAAGCCGTGAAAAAGCGGTTCGCGGACTTGCGTAAAGAGTTGACTGAACTCAAACGCAAACTGAAAACCGAAGAGGATTTCACGGCTTCGTACATTCGCAGGCTGCACGAGTCTGAGAAGAAACGCGAAGAATGGCAGGCCATCGCTGAGAAAGCGATTGATGCCTCGTCCGAAGGGGCTTGGATGGCCCGCGCGCTCGATGCCGAACGGGGGCTGGCGGGCTTGCGCGAGTTCGTGGGTGATGAAGCCGACGAAGATTGTCACTATGGGGATAATTGCCCATCGAACGCGGGCACCCGTCACGGCACTTGTCGGTCTTGCAAGGCACGTCAGGTTTTGTCTGCGTGCGGGATTCACGTCTGGTTCGAGCGTGACAATCTTGAAGCCTGCCGAAACTGTGGGGTAGTTCGTCGTGCGGACGACGGTAATAAGCCCTGCAAAGGCGAGGTCAAAGTGACCTTGCGGTGAGGTAAGTCAGCGTGGCCTTAGACCACAACCAACTTCGGATTGACTTGAAAGCAGCCATTGAAAGACGTGGTTGGCACGCGATGGTTCAGTCCAAAGGTCGGGCTAAGGCGCGTTTCTTTCGACTCGCTTTCATCGAAGCAAGTACCGATGGGCGACGGTGGCACGTTTGGGGCTGCGCGGAAGGCAACTCGTACTTCGAGATTGACCAACTACACGCTGCGTTAGACCGGATTGACGAGTCCTTGAAGTCGCTCGTTAAGGAAGCACGCACTTCTTTAGGTGGGGCATGACCAACAACGACCTAATCGCCCTTCTCGCCGAGGTCCAAGGGAGCTTGGCCCGTCACGTCTTCGGACCCGAATCCCCCGCCTGCGTGATGTGCGGCGGCGAATCGGGCTTTGACGTTGGCCGTGCCTGTCCCAAGGCGCACGACTACGACCTGCTTCAGCGGGTCAAACTCGCACTTGAAGAGCCCGTCGAGAACATCCCGCTGCGTGAAGAAAACGCCGCCCTGCGTGCCGCGCTGCGGTGCATTCGTTCTGACGACGATTGGCGAAAGCGTTTCGTTAAGTCGGAGATCAAGCGGGTTCGGCTTCAGGTAGAGTTAGCGAAGGCCGAGGAACGCTGCGTCGAGTTGCGTGAGTTGGCCGATAAAGCGGCGCACGAGCAGGGACTCGCACAACGGCGTATGCTGCAAGCGCAAGAGCGCGCTTCGTGCGGCAATTGCGGCGAGCAAAAGGCACCGGACAAAGTCTGCGGGCATTGTGCGGAGGATTTGTGATGAAAACTCATCATTACAAAGGTGACGGGCACCCTGCGACTTGCCTTAGAGTTCCTGACGCCATTGCCAACAAGACGACCGATTGGTCGGAAGTGACGTGCCGCTGGTGCCTCAAGAATCGGGTGCCCGAGTTCGACGCCGAAGAGCAGGCTCGTCTTTTATTGGATGCGATCCCGCTTCAGGTCACGAATCTATTTGAGATAACGTGGGAGGCCGCGCCCGAGGGTTCCGAATGCCCGCGATGCAAAGGGGCGTTGGAGAGGTCACGCGGGCTTATGATTTTCGGCCCGTGGTCAGGCAGCGTGCGGTGTACGAAATGCGACTACCGTGATTCCGTGATGGGCTATCTTGGGCGTTCGATGTTTCAAGTGGAGCCGATGCCCAAAGGGGCCGAGCCGATTTTCATGAAAGAACCCCTTGAGGGGGACTGATATGCACATGACTTACCAAGACTGCCCCGAGTGCGGTGCTCGCAAGATTCGCGAGAGCGTGTCGCTGTGCGAAGTCTGCGAGGTTTCGCAGCGGTACGAAAAGAGAATCGGGGAACTCCAAGCCCTGCTCGATCTCGCCAACGCCATGCACGATGTCGCGGTCAAAGAACGCGACTTGGCCCGATACCAACTCGCCAAACTAACCGAAGCCCCAAAACCACGCCCCTCCGGAACGGGTCTGTGCTCGTACTGTGGTCAGCCTTCGGGTAGTGCTGACTGCCAAAGAAGTCATCCGTAGTTCAGAAAAGGAGATTTGATATGGCGATGATCATTGCAGGTATTTTCTTGATCGTGGTGGCCCTTGTCGGCAAAGGTGCCCCATTAACCGTAGACCCGAATTACGATGCTGCTGTTATGGGGGCGATGCTCGTGGGCGGTTTCGTTTGGATCGCCGCAGGGGTTCTGCTTCAGGCGTTCACTTCGGCTAACGAGAAAAAGGCTAAGTCCTTGGACAATAAGCCGTGAGCGACCTGCTTCAACAGCGTCAGTTGGACAATGCGTGGCTCAAAACCACGGAACTCGAAAATCAGTTGGACGCCGCTAACGCTGAAATCAAGCGACTTCGGGATGCGATCAAGTTGGTGCTTGAGGCTGACGCGCTTCGAAGCCATGCGTTCGAAGAAGGTGACGATGATACGTCGATCTACATGCTTCTGAAAAACCTGAGCCTTACTAAAGAGGGGTGATATGAATACGTCCTTTACTTCTGATCAAATGACCTTGTTCGGCCTAATCATGGCCGCTGTGTCTGCGTTCTCTTTGATTTTCTTGCGCCTTTCCATGAATAGCACTCTGAGCTTCGTTGCGACGTTGATCGGCGGTTTCATCTGGATGGCCGCAGGTCAAGTCACCCGCCACCTTGAAGGCAAGTCCCCCGAGAAGAAAGACCCGCCAGAGTCGCCGTGACAAGTCACCCGTAGGAGGTTCGGTATGGCGATGGTTGCGATTGCCGTCAAGATGGTGGGCATAGTCTTGGAAAGAGCTGCCCGCCGAGTTCAGCCCGTATTACAAGAACCACTACATCACGGTCACATACTCGCTCTTCTACGTCAAAGGCAAGGTCAGCGGCGATCTAACGCTCATGGCCCTGCCAGGGGACGAAGACTTCGGTGCATGCGCTTTGACCTACCAAGTTGATGGTGCGCCGATTGCCGAAGAAGAAGGTTGCAATCAGTAGTTAGGGCGTCTATACTAAAGAATACGCATGAATGATCGTCCCGTCGTATTCCTTGACCTTGACGAGACTTTGATTTCGTCGTTCTCGCCCATCGAACTGAATCAAGTCGAGAATCTGCTCGAAAAGGCGTGGACCAAGCCGCCGACGGAGTTCAACCTCAAGGCGGTTGAACGCAGTCAGATTCGCGTCACGCAGATCAAAAACGCTTTCACGATTGACGACCTGATGGTAATCGTCAGGCCCGACGCGCAAGCGGCAATCGACTACTTGAGCACCTTCGCCGAGGTTCATATCTTCACGGCGGCGTCGATGGCCTATGCCGAAGCGATTGTTTCCGGCGTCGGCCTGAAGTTCAAGCCGGACGAAGGCCGGATTTACTCGCTCAGGGACGAGCCGGATATGACTTGGGCCGCAGGCAGGCGTTGGGTTCTGCTAGACGACACGCAAGCCTACGCCAAGATTCGCGCGCTACGAGACTTGGACGTAGACGTGCGGGTAATCCTAGTAGACCCGCTGAGCTTAGGTAGCCGTTGCGAACCGCTCATGATTTATGCGCGTGAAGCCGCTCGCAGACTCGGCATCACGTTTTAACGATCTTCGTCGTAGGTCAGCGTGAGATTGCCAATCGTCGCGTACTCGGTCGGCCCTACGTCAATGTCCTTCGTCCCGCTATCCTGCCCGACGACGTAAATCGCGGCATAAGAATACGCAGTCGGGGATACGCCGATAGGCAAGGACACCAGAACGCGATTCGCGGTCAGTTCCAACCTGCGGGACTGAATCGCCGTCGCGGTCACATAGCCTTGTGCGATCAGGGTCGCATCGTCGGAATAGCCCACGATGGAACGGCCCGTACTGCCAAGGATATACGCACGCCCCGTCGAAATGCCCAAGGCGTTCAGGCTCGCGCTGCTATCCAACAGGTTGAGTGCGATCTCGTTTTGGAACACGCCCTTGTAGTCCGTGCCCGCCCCGCCACCATCGACCGTTGCCGCACTCAAGGAGTTAGTCAGGATATAGACGTTCGCCGCATTCGTCGACAACGACGACAAGACGACGGATTCCGTCGCGGTGTCCGTCGAGATCAAGTCCCAAACCACCGTGCTGCCTTCTGCGCGAACCATCTTCGTCAGGGGCACCACGACATATGAAACGCCCGTCGTCTGCTCAATAACGGAAATCACGTCGGATTGACGCACCGCGTTATCGAGTCGAAGTGACGCGAAGAAGTTGTCGAGGTTCGTCCTCAACGCTTGGTCTACCACGACGGGATCGCGCCCTCGTTGCAGCACGATTGTCGCCGAAAGGTCCAAAGGCGCGGGGATCGCCTCTTTCACCAGAACGTCGGCGGTCGCGTGCTTGCTGTCGTCAATCGCATTTTGCGCCAACGACACGATCAGGTTGGTCGTGTAAGTGACCGTGAAGTTCTCATCGTGCTGGTAGTTCACGAGCACCGACGCGCCCGAAGGTATCGCGCCCGTTTCCACCCGCGTAATCGAAACCGCCGACGTTTGAGTGCCGAGGGTAATCGTGAAGTCGGGCAAGCCCGAGGGATCGTTCGGCCCCTTGTATTGGGTCAGGCCGTCCGAGCTGAACACCTCAATCGTAAAGTAGTTCGCCCCCAAGTTGTCCAAAAACTCAGGGTATTGACCGATCAAGACGTGCGGCTCATTCGTCACCGTGATCGCACTACCCGACGCACCCCCATTGATTTGCAGGTAATCCCCCGAGAGTACGGATCGACCATAGTCTAGTGGGGAGTTCGGGTGATACAGGCCGTAGTTGGCCGCGTCGAGGGAACCGACAACGGTGCCGACAACCGACGTGATAGACGCCACGGGTTGACGAGGCAGAACGAACGCCGTGCCCGCCTGCTTGCGATAAGAGCCGAGCACCACGTCGGTTAGGTCAACGACGGGTTGGGCGATAGCCGTGTTGAGTTGGATGGTGTTGTACGAAAGAATCGTCACGCCAGAAAGGTCGAAAACATCTCCGGTGGACACATTCTTGAACTCGTAGCCCGCCACCGGAACGTCGAGCATTTCGACAATCGGGTTGGAGATCGAAAGGGTCGGGTCTACGGCTGTGAAAATCAGGTTGGCCGGATCGCCGACGACCTCAAACTGAACGTCGTCTGCGATTTCGTAGGAGAAGGCAAACGTATCGGTAATCGTAGCGATGTTGCTTTCGCCCTGTACCCAAATGTCAACCTTGCCCCCTCTGTGGACTCCGTTCTCGTCCATGTCCCGAAGCATCAAGTCGTCGCCCGCGCTCACCACGTTCGCCTTGATCACCCCAGGCACATCAGCGGCGGTCTGCGTGTATCCCTGAACCGTGCCCGAATCCACCGAAGCGAGCCTGTTCTGCGCCCTTTCGACAAGGGACAGGTTCGACTCCGTGCCGGAACCGCCGAACATAGGTGCCGCATTGGTAACGAGCAGGCCACCCGCAATCTGCGTTTGCACTTGGCGAATCTGCCCCGTGCCCACGTTGCCCGCAGGACCAACCGACGCCGCTCTGACGGGCACGTTCACACGGTAGCGGCCCGTGATGGGGTCATAATATGAGGCCAACTGCGCGAAGTCGATGGAAGCCGCCCTTGAAGTGACGAACTGAATCGAACCACCCAATACGACCGTCCCCAACGGTATCTGAATCGTGAACGTCGGGCGTCGATTTGTGTAGAACGTGACTTCGCCCTGCGCCTGTTGCCCCGCCCTTCGAATCACGCCAAAGTTGCTGGCGTAAGCATCGAACGAGGAATCAATCAGGTTTTGCACGGCGGCGTCCGTCGTCAGATAGAACGCGGCCTTGAGTGCCTGCTTGTACGCACTCTGACTGACGGGTAAAGACGTGCCCGTGCTTTGCGGGTCGTCCACTTGCAGCAAGAGGGTCGGGTTACGGGACCGATACAGGAAGTCCATCAGGAACCGAAGTCGCTCGGCTTCGGACGAGAACGGGTCGATTACCGTGTCCCTCAACACCGATCCGGGTTCGACCTTGATTTGAGGGTTCGAACGGTAGATCGAAGTCACGAAGCTCTCGACGATGGATTGCCTCGTGGCAAGGGGGAAAGAGCCAATCGCCGTCGTGATGGACAAAGGACGGGCGACGACTTCTTGCGACAACGCGGACTCGTATTCGAGATTGGCTACGCTGTCGTAATAGGTCGCCATCACCACATAGTAAAGGGGGCTCTCAACGGGGAGGGCTGAGAAAGTGCCGACACGGATCGTGGGAGGGTCTGAGGTCGGCCCATTTGAACGACCGTGCTCGAAGGAGTAGACCGTGAACGTCCGGACGCTATCAATCGTCGCGGACATACGGATATGCCGCACGGTTTCGGGGATTACAAACCTCGTGTCCAAGTCGGATTGCAGTAAGTCCCGATTCTCGTCCTCTTGGCGAGCCAAGACTCGGAAATACTGCGGGTCGGCCAACGGCACGTCGTTCCCGTCCACGGCGACGTTCGCATCGAGGCTGATTTCACCAAAGGTCGCGGTCTCTTGCTGACCCGTGCCCTGAGTGACCAGATTCAGGTTGACCTTCGTGTAGCCCGTGGCCCCGCCACCGGATTCGGTCGAGGCGTAGAAGTCCATGCCCCGAAATCCGAATGACGCGCTCGGCTCGGCTTCGATTACCACCACCGCGTCTTTTTGAGTGACCCGCACATTCGTCGGCGCACTCGCAATCACAACGTCCGCATCGCTCACCAAGCGAATCGTCGCAATCGCGGGGGGCGTGGCGACCCCCGCAGGGTTGACCGCTCTGACGGAAATCGTATTCGCGCCAGATAGCAGAACCAAGCCGTCGGGCTCGTATGACGGGTTGGGGACGGTGAATACGCCGTCACCCCACAACGCCAAAGAAGGGTCGGACGAGTAGCCGGAACCGTTGACGGACACCTGAAAGTCAACAGCGTCGTCAGGCAGCGTGCCTTGAATGAATCGGCGCGCAAGCGTGGTGCTGAACACCAGCGTCTCGCGGGCTACGCCGTCGGGTCCGGTAATCGTGACGAGGGGCATTAGAAGTCCTCGGGATCGACGCCTAACTTCATGGATTCGGTGTCTACAATCGCGTCAATGGAGTCCAATGCCTTGATTTGCAACGATAGTTGACGCTTGAACGTCGGGTCAAGCCGCGAATAGTCCTCGATGCTGGACTTCAGGCGCGTGATGTAAAGGGTCATGCCGAGAAGTAACTCGGCCTTATTTTTCTGATCGTTCATCGTATCACCACCGTCGGTTGAATGCCTAGACTGAGGCCGTTTGTGCCCTTGAGTGCCACAACGCCAGGCACCGTGAACACGATATTCAACGCCACAAGCCTGTTAGAAGCGTTGCGTACCGTGATCTGCGCCCTGAATGTCGTGGGATCGTTAGGGTCGATCTGCACTTGCACGTCGTTAACCGTATATAGCCGCTCTTCAGGGCTCACCACTTGATATTTCGACTGAGCCGCCTGAAGGGACTTCACTTTTTCCAAGGCGTTCTGAATGTCCAAGCGCACGAGGGTCTGCGTCGGAGTAATCGCCTTCGCCCCGATGCGCGTCGTGACCTCTGAGCCATACGAAGGGTGATAAGGATTCGACCCCAGCACGGTCAGAATCGCCTTCAAGCAAGCCTGATATAGCAGGTTCTCATCTTCAATCAGGGTCATATCCCCCTGAATGTCGAACCTGTAATCGTTCTCGACGTAGGTGCCACCGCAACGGGGACACCGTTCCGAAGGAGCCGCATACGTCACCTTGATCATCGGATTGCCGGCAAGGGGGCGCAAAAATTTGATGCGACGTGAAGGTACAGGAAATACCCCCGCGGGCAACTCGGTGGGCAAGACGTCGTAGTAGGTGATCAACTGCCACGGGGGGTAAATCTCTTTGCCCCTCGCGCCCAACTGCTCGAAACCCAACGCCGCCGCAGCACCGCCAGAAACTCGCACGAAGGAGTCCGTGCCTGGCTCGCCGTTATCGGACAGGGACAATACGCCGTCCGTGTCGCCCACGAGCACGAAATCAGTCTCAAGTCGAATCGTCTGCACGACTCGGCTGATACTGACCTGATCGCCCTCGGGGATCGTGATGAACACGGTCCCTCGACGGGTCGTGATATTCAGGAGGTTGCCGTTTGCCCCAATCGGCGGGACGCAACGCTGAATCCGGTAAGGCCCACGCTTGCTTGCCGTAAGCGTGGCAACCGAAAACAAACCACCTGAAGGGATGTAGTCCTTGTCATTGGCAAGGACAAACACCGAGTCCGTAGACGCGATGGACGAGGTAGTCACCAGCGTTTGACGATCATTGGAGATCGTGACGGGTTCCTCGATTATCAGGTGCGGGCAACGATGCCCTATTTGGGGTTCACGGCTCATTCTAGCCTTATGGCTAGATAGCCGCTTTAGCGGCTCAAGCGGGCAAAGTGATTGTCACCGTCGCGCCAATCGCCTTGAGTGTACGAAGTGCGTTCTCTACGCTGCTCGATTCACTCACGGCTGGGTTGATGGCGCGCTCTGACAAGACCTTGACCTGCTCGGCCAACTCAATCACGTTTGATTGAAGGCTGCTGATTGCCTTGGTTATTTCGGATTGATCGTTGCGAACGACATTGAGGTAGTTCGCAAGATTTTGATATTCCTGTGTCGCCTTTTTGAACTTCTCGTCGATGAGGGTAGCGGGCGTGCCCTTGTCCTTAGCGGCAACCTGCACCGACTGATTCACGTCACGGAGCGCGGCCTCGATTTTCGTGATCGCGTTGTTCGTTGACCCCAAGCCATTGTCGATGGTGTCGATTCGCTTGGTCAGCTTGTCGAACTCTTCCAAACGGATAGCGAGGTTAAGAATCTCGTCCTGCACGGTCTTGAGGATCGTGTCCTGAACGACGGAAGCCTTCTTGACCTCGACGACCTCGGGCTTCGTGACCTCGACGACCTCGGCCTTTTCCCTCGCCATCGTCATCTCGAAACCGAAGGCGTCACGATACTTGGCGAATGCCTTTGGGTCCGCTTGCTTGACACCCGACAACTCGGCGTAGGAGTTGAGGATCATAGACGCCCGCTTCGGACGGGAGTCGGCCAGAAGCCACATATAGAAAGACAGGAAGGCGTTTGATCGCCCGCGCAGGGAGTCGAGAACGGGCGGCATCGGGCTCGGGTAGAAACTGCTACCGCCCATATCGCCGTGCATGAACGCATCGCGGATAATGCCGCGCTCTGTTGTGCTCAGGTTGAGAATCTTGAAGCCCGCGCTGTAAAACGCATTGAAAGCCTTTTCCTGAATGTCCTCACTCGGGTTCAGCTTCTTGAAGAAGTCTGCGAACTTTGCCTCGGGCGGCAGATTCGAGATCGAAAAGGCGTTCATGCAACGGTATAGGAACCGTGCGGGCAACTTCGCGTATGGGCTGAGCAACTGCTTGACGAAACTGTTGACCTTGCCGCTCTTGATCGCCTCGGCAATCGCGGAATCCTCATCCACTTCGATTTGCATCATCTTCGTACCTTCGGTATTTGAATCGCCCATCGTCATTTCGCGGATATACTTATTCCCCATCGCGTCAATCGCCATGCGGATACCAGATAGCCCGTTCTCGGCCACAATCGGGATGCGACGGGCCTTGGCGTAGGCTCGGGCACGGTCAAGGCCACCGTGCGACGAGGACAGGTGCCTGAGCACCATGACCTCAAGGTCTTGGGGGAAATCAACGGGGTCCGAACCAAGTAGTCGGACGATATGGCCGTCGGATTCGAGTGCCGCCGCGTGGTTTTTAGCGTGGTCGGGCTTTGATACGATTCCAAGAATCATGCGTGTTCTGCCTCCTTGTAGAAGGCAATACGCCATATTTCAATCCAAGCCCCCCCTAAAACTCTGCGCCGCGCTTTTTACCGACGTAATCGCCCTTTCGAGCATGAAAGGTCGGCATTTACCTTTATATAATCTTTCCAAATCACTCTTGCGATAGCCCATTGCCATCTTAGCCGCAACGTCTTTCGTTAACGTAACGTCCGCCCGATTATCGACCGCATATTCTAGGGCCTTATCTACAAGAGCATTAAACGCGAAGCCCATTTCCACCAAGTCGGCAGATTCTCGAGTCGATACATTAGAGGATGCGACGTCGATATATTCACCGTCATCGCCAAGCAAGCCGATTTGCTCGGACAAACCGACACGGCCCCATTTTCGATGATAGTTACCCAACACGCACTTGATGATCAAGTGGACGTAATGGCCGAACGTGGACTTATTCGAATCGAAGGGGCACGTCCCCTTGTTCCGAATAAGGATGCCCTTGTAGACCTCCTGAAGCACGTCCTCAGGGCTATATCCATAGTTCACGCAGGAACGGGCAAAGCCCGCGTAAAACAACTTGGCGACCTCGTGACCACGCTTAGTCAGGTCGATGCCCCTCACGGGTTCGTGGATCGAAAGGGCATTCGTCGTCTTGAGACGGCTCTTGCGGTCAACCACCGACAGGGGGCTGAACAATGACAACGTATCCAAATCCGCCGCCGTCGTCGAAATCTTGAAGTAGCGCGCAAAACCGATCTTCGGGTCACGCGCCTCGGGTCCCGGCTGCGGATTGCGGTTCGTGATCGCAATCAGGGTCTTTCGGGCCGAAGGGTACTGCATCGAGCCCGTCGGCCAATCAACCTCGAACAAGCCCGAATCCAACTTCCGAACACGATGCCCGCCATGAACGACACGCGCAAAATACGTCTCGACCTGCATCGCTATCCCCATTCTTCACGTTGCGGACGGGGATACTAACTACATTCGGCGCTAATGTAATCAAAAAATGTGAAAGGGCTATCGTTTTTTCCTACAATCTTAGAAAACGCGGAAGTTCGCTATACCGACTGTTCCATTAGATAAGAAAGGTTTACCCGTAAAGGAATCGATCACGCCGTCCGTAAGCACCCCGCCCGCATTTGTGGTAATAACGACCACCTTTACGGACCCTCCGGATATAATATCCACGTTCGATGAACTTAATTTGATACCCAAAGTCGAAGTTTGCTCGATTTTACCCGTAGGTGCCTGTATAGAAATGTTCCCTAATCCCGCTGCGCCTGCAGCCAGCGTTACTTGATTGCCTAAAAGAAACGATTTCAAGATTAATCGACTTGAAATAGACTCCGTAGGACCTGCTATAAGATTAATGCCGTCATTATCTAAAGGGTTATCGGCGGCAAAATCAGGTGAACCATTGAGATTCAAGCTCGCTATACCCGCTACTGCACCTTTAAGGCTTTGGGTCGTGACATTGAAGCTGCCTAGAGAAACGTCAAAATCGTAACGGCCTAGGCCAATATACGCGCTCATGCCTCCGAAGGGTGACTTCCAAAAATCAACGGCACCACCGAGCGCGCCCGTAGCTGGGTTCGCCGTAAAAGTCGTAGACCGTGATGCCCCAAGTCCGCCGCCGCTGAAAGCGTAACTAGCACCGCCCGAAGCTGAAACATTCAACTTGTCAGTCGTCACCGTGACCGCGTTGCCTGATGCTAACGAAATCGTTTGACTCGCCGTTGACGAAATCTCTTGGGCGTCCGTCAGACTGATACTCGGCGCAGCAACCTTCACTCTCGTCGTGCCAGATACGTTAATGCCCGTCGCGCTAACAAGTCGAATCGAATCCAGCCCATCATCACTCGTGCTAGATCCGCCGCCCAAAATCTCAATCGCGCCGTTATATGACTGCACGCTCACGCCGACGTTATCCGTCGTTCGAGGCTTCGACCAATTTGTCAGCGATACCGTGCCCTCGCCGTTAACGGTCAAACTCTGCCCGTCATCGTCCGTGCCTAACTCCATCACGCGACCAACCGCGTGATATTCCTGATTCGACTTCGACCCCTTGCCGGGAAAATAGGACTTCAGCACCCCGCCCTTCGTGATCGCCATGAAAGCGTCCGGTGCTTTCAGGTCCACGGGGTTCCGCACGCGAACCAGAAAAGCCGCGTGGTCCGTCTCGGGGTCGTCGTCCTCGGCAGGCACGATGGACGCGGAAATTTGCCCGTCCTTCGTGAAAATCTGTGGCTTCAAGGGGCGCGCGTAAGAGCCTCGATCCCCCGTGGGGTCATTGCCAATCGCCGTACCTAAAACGAACTCGACCATCGGCGCGTTCGGGGAACGGTTCGTGACGTCGATTTCCTCGTTGTCCAAAGGCGTTTCAGGGAGCAGACGGTCAATGTCGATGCCGTCGGTTTGCTCGCTGATCGGTAACGTCCCGTCCGACGTATGGGCGACCTCAATGCGATACTCGGAGTAGGCCAGCCCCGTCGGACCCTGCGTTACTCGATGGTACGGCTTGCCCCCGTAGACAATATCAGGGATGACCTTATCATCGTAGGCGTTATTGTCCTGATCGATGAATAGCCCCCTCTTTAGCACTTCACGGGGATCGACGTTGTTGGGCATATTCGGCAGGTTGGTGAAGACCTCGTTGACCTCCAACCCGCCTTCCGCATCTTCCCCCTCCAATTCGGACGGCTGAAGGGGCACGCCATTCTCGTCTACTTGGCGGTCGGCATCCCAAATGATGCCGTCTGAAATCATCTGCGTCGGCAAAAACGTAGCGTCACGTTGCGCCATGCCGCCGTAGACTCGGAAGCCCGCGCCCGCGTGGAACTGCTGTAAAGACCTGACCACTAAGGCTTGGTCTTGGTCCCGCAGGCTAATCTCGTTGCCCCGTCGATTGGCAAGGGTGACGGACTCATCCAAAAGCATATCGGCCCCTTGAGCCGAAGATGCGGCGACGTTGCCCGATTCGAGCAACATCGACTTATGCCGCCGCCGCCCTACAATGCCCCTCAGGTTCTCTTGGACCTCGGGCGTCATGGCAAGGCTTTCCTGCTCCGTGAACTGCGTCATGAGCCAATCGTAGCCCTTCGTGACGCCAGGGATAACCCACGCCACAATCAAAGGGGAACGAGTGAAGCCCGATTCCTCGTGCGTATAGCCAATGATCGCGATGTCCGCAGGTTCAGGTAGGGCACCTAGAAAATGTCGGGCACCTCCCGCCGCGAACGGGATAAGCACGTCCCGATACACCGCAGACTGACCCGTGAGTGAAATCAGGTCCACGACCCTCTTGCGGGGATCGACGCGCAATACCTTCGCAAAGGCCAGCGGAAATGAGCTGCCGTCTTTGTTCGACGACTTCGGCTCAAGTGCGTTTTCTTTCGATAGGTCTTGACGAATCTGCGCGTTCGAAATTTTCATAGTCGATCTTTCAGACGCTTTTTGGCGTCATTCGCTTTACTAGTAATATCCTTCAGGCTATTACTAGCCGAGTCTAGCGTGTCTGATAGGCGTTCACTATTGCGCTTATAGTCAAAAGGCTGGTTCCCAGACACCCCTGCTAAAGCCCTCTTGGACTGAGCCCATAAGTTACCGACTTCAAGTACCTGCTCTTCGGTCCAGCTCTGCAACGCGCTTTCGCCGACGAGTTCTTCACCCCGCGAATAGACCTCAAGCAAAAACGAGGCGTCCGCGCCTTTGCAGCCGCATAGCCCTTCCGAGTTCAAGCCGATGTTCGCCAACTGCTCGGCGGCTTTATCCCCCAAGGTGGCTTGGTACAGGTCCGTTGACGTGACGGGCGTATTGCGCGCCAGCACCAAGTTCCTGATTTCCCTGCGCCGATTGGTGATGCGTTCCAAGTCTCCTGGGCCGCGAATGTTCGCCGACGCTAATTGGACGCGCTCTTGTTCCTTCAAGCCCGTGTAGACGTTCACGGCGTCGTAACCACGGGCTTTGATGATGACCAAGGCCCGTTCAATATCGAACATCGACGAGGGTGTCGCGGTCAGGTCTGTATCCGTGAACAGCTCATACTGCTGCGTCAGGTTCATATCGCGGCCATAGGGCATGCCGCCGTAGACCTCGTAGCCGTTCTGGTCAGACACGGGGAATACAGGGACGAAGAACTTTTTGGACGAAGGGGTAGTCACCTTCGACTTCTTCAGCCCCTTGGGAATGGTGCTGACAATGCCGAGTTCCCGCTCGAATCTGGTCTTGGCCTCATAAAGCATGGTAACCACATCTGCCTTAGAGCCGTCTTTGACCATCTCCTTCGCAGAAATCATGAGCAATGAGGCAACCTTAGCTATCGGCGCGGCGAGGGTGCTCGAAATCTTGTCGACGCCAGCATCGTCTTTGTTCTTGAACGTGTCCGTGACAAGCACGTTCCCGTCAATGCCGCACGCGACCAGCATCCTGTCGAAATTCTTCAAAGAAGCATTCACGGTCGCGTAAGGAGTCTTGGACTGATTCGCAACGGGGGTATTAGAAGGCCCCGTAATCTGCATCTGGTCCAATTCAGGTAGCACGTCCATAAACGACGTAAACAGGGTGAAGAAATAGCCGTATGCGGTGTCGTACCCCTCCCGAAACCTGACTTTGATGGTCAGGCTCGGTTGCTTTCGCTTTGCCGAGAGCGCGATGCGTTCGGAAATCCCCTTCGCCAAAATCGCGGGCGAAGAGCCTAACCCACCCGCATAGGCTTTCGCGTTCTCGGCGATTTCCTGCGTCGTGGGCATATTGTTGTAGTGGGGGGCGAACGACACCTGACGGACGTCACCCGTCTGAACGTCGATGACGCTCGTGCCCGTCGCATCATCGAACTGAGCGATACGGACGCCGCATTTGGGCTCCCGCATCACCACACTGACCCCGTTATCGGCTTTACCGAGGGTCGGTATACTGTTCTCTTTCACATATTCCGACGTTGCTTCTGCGGTCGTGATTTTTGCGTCGGGGTTGATCGTTATCGTCAGCGGCCCTTGATGGTCCTTATCGAAGTGACTGCTACTGTAATACCTATATTGCCCTCGCAACTCGTTGCCCGGCGCGAAAATTGCCTTCAGGTTCGCGTTGAGGCTGATCCACGAAGAAAGTTCACGGTCGGAACGAATCGCCGTATTGTTACCTAGCGGGCTGTTCTCGAAGATACGCACTAGGTTATTGTCGAACGAACTCAAACCCGTCAGGTTTTTGTTCTTCGGGTTTTTCTTCCGCTGCTCAACAGTCGGAGTCACCAGCTCTTGACGAATCTGAGTGAAGATAGAAAGCAACTCGTCCTTTGAGTACGAGCGAACATCATTCGGGCCTTCACCCGTCCTTAAGTTGTATGCGCCGTCATCACGCCGTTCCAAGGCACCCGTGCTGGACAACACGATTTGGTCCAAGTCGGCTTCGGCTAACGCCTGTAACGGGATCGTGCCTACGTCCAACTTCCTCGCGTCAAGGGCCAGAATGACGTTCGGGAAACCGATCATTCGGACGGGGCCGCTGATTTCTTCACCGTCCCCGATGTTCTTCGGGTCCACGAAAATCGGCATGGCCGGATACTTGCCCGGCTCGTCGAGCTTGATGTTTTCGAGCTTCGGGTAGGTGCCGTCTTTCGGGGCGTCCACCGGAGGGAACCACTTACGCCTGCGCGCCACGCCGTTGATTACGGTCGTGCATTGACCACCGAAAGTGAACGAGTGGCTGAGGCTCTTGGCGTAGTAGAAACAATCCAGATGCCGAACATAGACCGGATAGCCCGCCCGTAGCTCGGGACGCAAGGGGATGGTGATCGTCGCGGAGTTGGTGCCGATGTTTGCCAAGTCCAAGCGGTTGATCGCCGCAATAAAAATCGAACGAGGGTCCGTGAGATAGGTCGTCTCAAACGCCCCGCCCTCTTTCCAACCGAACTGCGCGACGAGCCTGAAATCGACGTAGGTTGAACCCACGCCCATCCAATCGTCCGTGCCCGTCCCCCTCCAATTTTGGAAGTGAACACCCGTGCCCTTGATCATCGTCGCTTCGGGCTCGCTTGACGCCTCGCTGATCGAAATCAGGTCCGCATCCTCGATCACGAAAACGGGGTCTTGCCTCGTGTCCAGATTGTAGAACGGGGGCTTGAAAACCAGATCGCCGTCTACGTCTTGGTAGAACTCGTAGCCCGTGAGCGCGGTCACGGCATTGGCGATCTCAAGTTTGCTCATCATCTCGCTGTTGAAGAAGTTGACCTGACCCATCGTGCCGAGGTCATTCGCGTAGACCATCATCTTCTGCATATCGATCTTCGTGAGCTTGCCCGCCGCACTCGAAGATACAGAAGCGACCGTGCTCGCACGGTCGTAGCCTAACTTTCTCATCGTGGTTTGGAAGTCTTCGGTCGACTCAAGATTCTTGGTATTGAGGCTGAGCTTGCTGCCAATGCTCTTGATGATATTTTTGACTTTTCTCTGATCGCCCGACTGAAATATCCCCAAATAAGACTGCTCAAGCATCGTGAAAAGGGAGCCGTCCACGCCGTACATGCGGAGGTTGCCCGCGTACTGCTCCCAACGCGAAGCAAAATACTCGGCGGCGTGCTTGAACGCCTTGCCCTTCGGGTCATTGAAGTTCGTTTTCTGCGACAGCTTGTATTCGACGCCGAACGCCGCACCGAAGCCCGCCCGAACCAGCGTGTAGATAATCGAGAACGGACTGAGGCGCATGAGCGAGTGGCCCTCAAGGTCTACGAACACCCCTGAGTTGTCCGGCCTTGGCCCGAACACCGCGCCGTTAGTGGACAGGTATAGGTTCTGCCAGAAGTGCAAAATATCCGCGCACGAGATCGAGGCCGAGTAAAACCCCCCGCTGAACTCGTGTGACGACTCCCGCACCACCCCATGAAAGACTTGATAGTACGGGAACATCCGTACATTGCCCAAGCCGTCCTCTTTGACCAGCCCTTCTTCGTCAAAGTAGCCCCGAAAGAGGATTTGGACTTCGATTCCTGGCTGCAATAGCCAATTGCCGTCCGAACCGAAAACGTCCGTGTCGTGCTTCGGCACGACAAGCGAGATCGTCGCGGTTGAAACAGGGTCCGTGCTGCTATCGACCGATACGGACGTGATGTATTTTTGGATTTCGATTCGGCGGTTACAGGTCGGGCAAGCATCCAATGACGCCGCGCCGTTGACGTACACCAGCACGTCAGGCGTATGGCGGTATACCGAACGGTTCTGCTTCCACGTTGGAGCATAAGGGCGATCTAGCAAGCCCATGTTCAACGCCTCCCAAGCAACTCAAAAGGCGTCTGCGCCTGTGCTGGATTAGAGTACGCCTGACTCGACGTATTTGCGGGCGTCGTCGGGGTCACGGGCACCGCACCCGACAGGGGATTCACATAAGGCCCACGCATCGGCCCGAGTGAAGCAGGCTGACCCGCACGGTCGTAGATTTTGTCCGCAACGAACTCCATGTCCCATTCGATGCGGTGCGGCGTCTCTGACTTGTAAGAGTAGCTGAAGCTCTCGATATGGCCGATGTAAGTGAACTGATCATAGTCAATCGCCACCGCGCCAATCGCCAAGTGCGCTTCCGTTTTCCCGTAGGTGTCCCGCAGGTAGCCGTTGTTGCGATAGAACTGATACAGGGCCGTGAAGTTCTGGAACGCCGCCGAGTTTCGCTTCGACGCGAACTGAACGCCCGTCGCCGTTGTCGTCTCCGTCGGATTGCGGACGGCACGCTGCACATTTTCGCCCGCGATGAACGAACCCGTGCTGCCCGAGAAGCTGATTTTTACCTGTTCCTCGCCCCAACGCTCAAACACGAACCCGTACCTCGTTCGATCCGAGTATTTCTGAACCGTCGCGTAAGTCGTGGTCATATTATTGGGGTTAATCAACAGCGTCAGGGACGGCGCGTTTCGGACCTGTTCGATCTGGTACTGAATGTCCGTAGCCGTCAGTTTGTCGGCCAACACGGTCATCTTGCGGATTGACCCGTTGGACTGAATCAACGCCTCGCCCGCGTAGTAAAGCTGCTCGCTCGAAGAAGTCGGCCTCGCCGTAGAAGTGCCGACGACCGCGCCCGTTACCATGTTGGTCCCGTACTGCCGCTGAACGACACCGGACCTCGCATTATTCCTTGCGATCTCGTCCCCCGCCCCCGAGTAAATATCCACCGTGATCGGGAAAGCCCTATCTTCGGGGTTATTGGCGATGCGGATTTGACTTGGCCCGATGCGGTTCACGTCGGGCAGCACAAGGCGCAACGTGAATGGGGACAAATCACGGGGCAGGGCGCGTGAACCATCGACGGGGACCGCGTCCTGCTCTTCGAACGAGTAGAGCAACGACGGGCCAGCGGGCAGGCCGTTGTAACGAGAAGCGACTAGGTCGGGTCGAATGCTCATCGGTTCACCGCTGGCGTGGGGTTATACACGGTCCTCCACACTTGAATCTCTTTGGAAACCGTGAACTCAGCCGTCATCGTGAACATGAACGGCTTGTCCGGAGACTCCGTGACGTTGAACGACGAAAACCACCCTAGATACACGCCGCCGTCGAACGTGACCTTGATGATGCCCTGAGCGGCGATTTGCCCGTAGGTGTCGTAGATGGACCCGTTACCGTGGAATAGGGACAGAAAGTCCAAGTAACTATCGTAGGCAAGGGTCTCGCGCCGCGTGCCCCCCGTGAAACCGGGCTCCGTGGTAGACACCAAGCCCGTGTAAAGGCGCATGAACGCGCCCGTCACCGCCTCGAATGAAATCGTCTGGGGCTCGTCCCCCCAATGCTGCTCGACGAACCCGCCCTTGGTCTGGATACGCTCAATCTTCGTGGCGTACTTGAGACTCATGGATTGCGGGTTAATGTGAAGGATGAGCTTCCAGCCGTCCGGCAAAAGGGACGTTTCGTGGTCTGGTCCGAGAACGTCGAAGATCACGGGCCGCAGGTCGCGGTACTTCTCGTTGAATACGGCCACGGATTAGCGGCCTCCCGCTGGTGCCCGAAGGCCCGACTCCTGAATCACGCGCTTGACGACGTTGTAGACCTTGGCTTCATCCCCGCTGATGTAGATATTGACGACCCCGCCACCACCACCATTGATCGCCTTATCAATCGCACCGCCCGGCTTCGCACCGAAGAACTCGTCGCGCTTGCTGATCGGGTTGATCGTGCCTCGGGTTCCGTCGCCACGGTAGATGAAGTCCTGAAGCTGGATGCCCGCTTTGGAGGCAAGACCTAACGCCCCTTTGTTACTGCCGATCAGGGCTTTCAGGGCATTCACGGAGGCGGGATTATTACCCAATGCGGCGGTTACGGCTTCGCCACCGTATGCTGCCGTGAGCTGTTGAATCGCAGCCGTTCTTTCAGCCGACTTCTGGATTTCTTCAAGGGTTTTGTTGGTCTTGTCTTGACCCTTTTCTTGCTTTCTTTGGGCTATGGCGTCGTCGGCGGCTTTCTTTATTGCCGCTTCTTTGGCGGCTTCGGTCTCTGCCAAGACCTGCTCTTCAGTCCGTAGAGCCTCGGATTTACCACCAATACCGATTGCTGTCCCCATGCCCCAAAGTGCTAAATCTACCACACCCTTGCCCGTTACTTGTGTGGAGCCAACACCAAGGGCTTCGGCTCTCGCGTTTGCGACCGAGTAACCCTTACCCACCCCCTCTAAAGTCTTTTCTGCGATCTCTTTTTTCTTCTCGGCTTCAGCTTTTTGACGCATCATCGTATCAATCGTGCCCTGTATGGCACCGATTTTGGATATATCCTGCTCATTCGCAGGCTTCGATGTTTCTGTTTTAAGAGCTTCTTCAAGTGCTTTGATCGGCGCGGTAAAGCTCTCAGCCGTATCTTTTGCGCCTTTTGCTTCTTCTTTTAATGCTAATTTTTCCTCACGCCTTTCTTTCGCGCCCCTGAAAACAGGCCAATTCGAAAGGCCATCGAAAATATCAGTAACCAAAGAACCAAGGTCTTCAAGCAGACCCGCGATGAGATTCTTCAACGTATCGTTGACAGACGTCATCGCAGTCACTTGCTCTTGGGCAATTGACTCCATCGTCTTCGGCTTGGTCTTACTAAGTTCGTCGAATAGTTTTTTGTCACCCTCGGTCATGGGGAGCTTACCAGCAGCCATCATCTCTAGGATTTCGGGGATCGACTTGTCTTGGTATTGGCCCTGATAGCGGTTTATCAGGGACGCTATCTGGTCGAAATTCTCCCCCGAAATGCCGGACAAGTCCTCAAAGTTCTTGCGCGCAATGAAGCCCATGTCGTCGAGGTTCTGTGCCCCGACCAAGGACATACCCTCGGTGATTCGCATGGCAACGTCGGCCAAGCCCGAAAGTCCGGACATGCCCTTCGCCATACCCATCGCCCCGCCACTCGCACCCTGTTGGACCTTACGCAGCTTCTCCATTCGCTGAGTCGCCATGGCGACTTGCTCGGGATTGAATCCTTTTCGTTCGCCTTCGGCAATAATGGCTTGCTGCAAAGACCCAAACTGCTTGCCCGTCAGTTCGCCAAGTTTGTCGATGTCAAACTCTTTGAACGTATCCGTGAACTTGTCGCCGAAATCCTTGGTGAAATTTTCCATCTGCGACTTCATCGCCGCTTGGAAGAGTTTTTGACCCCTATCACCGACGAGCATCCCCGACTTGAAGCGTTCCTCGATGCCTTTACCACCCATCTCTTTCGACTCAAGCAGCTCCTTGGCTTTGTCCTTGTCCATGATTTTCATCAGGCCGAGCAGTTGCTCTGCGGTTTTGTCGAGTCGGATGTTGTAAAGGGCCAGACCAGAAGTGGTCTGACTGACGGCGGTGAAGAAATCCTTGACGTTCAAGCCCGCGAGTTGAGCCCCTGCGGTGATCGAGCTGAATCCTTCGGCGATGCTGTCCATGCCCATACCGAGCTTCGTGAACATGGTTCCGGTATGGGTGGTTAGCTCGTCAATCGAAATGCCCAAGGCTCTCGTGTAGGTGTTGGCGAACATCGCCATTTCAGTATAGGCTTCGGTCGCAGAACCCGTCTTGCTGAACTCCGAGCGTAACTGACTAAGCGCAACGCCCGAGTTATTAAAACTGGTGATAAGCCCGAGCGCTTCTTGTGCGGATACTTTCGTGATCTCGGAGAACTCAATCGCCGCATCACGAATCTCTTTTAGGCTCTCACCTAACTTAAAGCCTTCCTCAAAAACCTTGCCGCCGAATAAGTCCACGGCAGGGGCAGCATCTAATATCGTCTTGTTGAACTCTTTTACTTGGCCGTAAGCGGCCATAAAAACGGCGGAAATACCCGCAACGGCGGCAGTAAGCCCTATTACTACGGGTCCAAGTCGAGTCGCAGCGGAAAGAAGTAGGTTAATAGGCCCACCTCCTTTGCCCGCTGCTTCCCTAGACTCTAATTTCGCGGCGGCTTTGTTTCCTAAAAATGAAAACGCTTTGCCCGCACCGCCGAGAATACCCTTACTAATGTCCTCAATATTAGTCGTAAGGGCACTCGACATCAATTCGCCTGCGGCTTCTCCACCATCTTGGAAATGGGTACGCCACAACTTAGCGGCGGACTCATGCGCCGCCTCAATCATTTTTTTCTGTTCTTCGATTCGAGAAATGTCTTTCCTATGCCTATCCATGAAGGCAGACATTTCTTTTCTTTGATTGCGCTCAAAAATATTTTTCCGCTTACCGATTTCTTCGGCTAATTGCCTTCTTTTTGCCGACATTTCTGCGGTTAAGCGTTCTTTGGCAGCCTCATCGCTTGCCTTTGACATTTCTTCTTCATATTTAGCTTCTTCGGCAGCTAGTTCTTTTTGCTTTTTAATAAAATCATCATTGGTTTCTTGGAAACCTGCTTGGGCTTGCTTAAAAGAAGCATTCAAGCGATTTCCGGTAATCCGTGCCCCGATATGGAACGCGTCGGCAATCGCTTTATTAGCTTTTTCCGCGACCTCGTTAGCCCCGTCTTTAAGTTCGTCGGGGAGGTTGCTTACAGTTTCATTGAGCTTCTTAAATGAAGCGGCGTCTTTGGGATCTAACCCGAAAAGTATTTTGCTCATTTCAGGCTCTCCAAACTCGGCTTGCGGGCAGAAAGTTTGTCTTGCAACGTAGTGCCCCCTGAATCTTTCCCGTATTCTTCAGGCATCTGCGTTGTACTAATCCAACCCGCTTTAATTTCCGACCCAACGACCTTGTCGTATAGGTGCGATGCGATAGCCGAACTAGGACCGTCCGACTTTACGCTCTGGACACTTATGCCGAGTTCAGCCAACTGATCCGGCGTGTAGCCGACCAACGTGGTCGTGCCCGTCGTGCCCGAGACGTAATCCTCTTGGTTCCGAGCCGCTTGCAAGGCCGCTTCGTAGTCTGCCTTACGCTTCGCCACGTTCTCGTGGATACGGTTCAGGTACTCATCCACCACAAGGTCGTGGGCGTCCTTTTGGCCGTCAATGAAACGCCGCATCTGGTCGTCAAGCTCGTCGAAAGACCGAGCGGCTTGGATATGGTCCACGATGAACTCTTCGCCGCCAACCACGATCTTGACCTTGACCTTGCCATCCCAATCCTGCCCGTAAAGGACTTTGTTCAAGGTGTCCATGATATGCTTTTGGCGGTTGTCTTCCTCCCTAGCCTTCAACCGATCCAGCTCGCGTGACAGGTGCTGGGCACTCTTGCCGGATACTGCGCCGACCTGAGCCCTCGTGTGCTCCCAATGCCGCAGGTCCGAAAGGTATTCGTCCTCGGCGATATTGTACGCGACCCACATCCGACGAATATTATTATCGTCGGTCTGAAAAGCCTTGCGACCCTGCAAACGCCACAACGCTCGAGAGTAATTCTCGTAGCAGTAAGATTCAGAAAGAAAAATCGCCCTATCCAAGCGACTCTGCAAAGCGTTGTAGACGTCGAACAAAGCGTTCAAGTGCTCAAGGCGCAAGCCCTTGAAGAAATCATTATATAAATGGTACGCCGCGTTCTTATCGTCGAATACGTCATAGCCGTCCACCATCCAGAGGGACGACGACAGTATCCAACGCATCACGTCACCCTTTAACGTGATCGACTCGCAGCGCGCTCGCAACTGCGGTATCCGTTGAAGGGGCAACGTGCGAAAAGTAAGTACGCACCCGTTTAGGTGTACGGGTGCGTGTAAAAAGCCGTCCGTCAGCAGGCTTTCTACATCGTTGTAAAGAAACCTCCTGCGAAACGACTCATCTACCCGTTGTTTGGCTAGATGGGCGCGGTACTCGTCATTCGGTTCTTCAGGATTGGACTCAATGTCATCCACGCCGGAAGTTCGGATTCAACTCACCCTTCGGTGAAGGGTTCAATTCAGCGCGCCCTTTGGGGGCCGAATCCTTACCCCGATTGCTCAATTCCTGCGGGGGCAATCTCATCGCAGACAGGTCATTCTCAGGCGGCACAGTTGTCTGCGGCGGCGGGGTCGAAGGTGCGGGCGGGCCAGGAGGCGGGGCCGTCTGCGGTATCACCGGCTCCCGCTTCACCGCCTCAGTACGCTGCGCCTGAATCTCGGCGCGCTGCGCGTTATCCGCGCTCTCCAAAAGGGAATCGGCCTTTAATATGGATTCGACCTGTTCCTTGAAAATCGTGGGGTCACTTACCGTGCGCTTCTCGCGCTCAGCCTTGACCTCAATCAGACGATTCTCAAGGCGGGCGATCTCAATATCTAAGTCGTCAATCGACTTGCGAACGATATTGTCAGCCTCGTCCTGAAGTCGTTGCGTCAAATCACCGTAGGCTTCGAAGGCCAACGTCAAAGAAGTACGGGACCAATCGTTGCGGATCATCTCGCGCAACGCAGAAGCCTTCGACACCTTAATCAGTGTCCCGTCCTCTAGAGTCTCGCCCGTGGCGAGGGTCTTCTCATGGCGCAAGTCCAAGTCGCCAATTTGAATAATCGCGTGAGCGATTACCTCGATACGAAAACGGTCGAAGTAATCCAAAGCGGCGGCGCGGGACATATTACCGTCCTCCGTCGCCTCGCCTTTATTCTCTTCGATGATCTCCGCAGCGTAGCGGTGAACGTGCGTTTCTTCAACAGGCAGCAAGGGCCTTATGGTGATGCTAAGGCCGTTGATCTGAAAGATGTGCTCGTTCTTGCCGAACGTCTCAAGGGGAGCGAGGGCTTGCTTCAGATGCGAGAGTGAAATCAAAGCAGTTAGTCCTTCGTATTACCCAATTGCAGCGGGGTTCTGAATCCCTATAGTACCATTGCTGAGGATATCGTTGATGTTCGTGGTGGCACCAAACAACTGCCCGTACTGAATCGAGCCGTACTGACCGATGCTCGGGTCATTACCCGTCTGCATGAACTCACCATACACGCTAGAGAAGTCATGCACGTCGGTCGCCGAGAAATCGCCGCTCTCAGAAATCAAAGCCGCGTCCTTGCCGATGCTGGCCGACCACGACTCCCACCAGCAGGCTTCGTACATGGTCACGAGGATCCGGTGGGTGCCGTCCACGTCGCCATTCGGACCCCAAGACTTGCCGTAAGCAAGGGGCTTCGTCGTGCTCGCGTTGCCGATTTCTTTATCGGCAATCACGCTGAACACGATCTGCTGAAGCACGTCGAACGGCCAACGATGATGCCGTAAAGAACGCACGGGGCCGGAAACGCCGCCCGCATAGCCCGTAGACTGCCAGAGGTTGCTCAAATAGAGCAACGTGCGCTCGGTGTTGACCTTCATCGCCTCCGTCTTGCCCGGCACCAATTCGGCGATAATGTCGCCGAAGCCGATGCTTGTCACGGGTTCCGTAGTACGGCTGTCCGAAGGATTCAGCGTCCCAAGAACGCCGATTTGGTACAACTGACCAGAGTTTTCGCTACCGTAGGCAGGAGCGAGGACTCGAATCTTTTGGCTGACGACCGCACGGGTATTGGGCGAAGTACCGTACTTGTAGATGTAGGAAGTGCCCTGTGCGGGACCTTGGGGGCTCAAGTCGGAGTTTGCCACGGAATATCTCCTGCGTAAGTGCTATACCGTTTGCGGGGTTATAATCGTTCTAACGCTATGAGCAATCCGACACCTTACGTTTACCACGGCACCGTAATTTCTAACTACGATGGGGACACCCTCATCGCCGATTTAGACCTCGGCATGGGCGTCCGCATGAAGGCATCTTGCCGCTTGCTCGGACTCGACGCGCCCGAAATCAAAGGCAAGACCGCAAATGAAAAGGCCGCTGCCGTTGTAGCGAAACAACGACTAGCGGCCTTACTTGCTTCCGGCCCGCTCGTCTTTCACTCATGCGCCAAGCCCGACAAATACGGGCGGCTATTGGTGAGGATTTGGGCGGGGGATATATGCGTGAATAACGTCATGCTCGCCGAAGGGCACGCTATCCCTTACGACGGCGGCGCGAAAGAATCGGCTTTTTAGACGGCGGGCTTCGGGGCCTTCGCCGGCTTCGCAGCCTTGCGAATCTCGCCAACGCTCTTCTTGAGCGAAGCGAGGGCCTTCTGGCTCTCCGTCGCCGACTTACGGAGACGAGTACCCGGCGTGCCGGTCTTGCCGCCGTCGAACTTCTCCGCATCTTCCTTCGCGGCGTTCAGGGTCGCAATCACTGAATCAAGCTGCTCAACAAAAGTCGCCATGATCTACTCCATAGGTTAGAGGAACAACCCGATCACCCGATCAGGTAAGTACGCCCAAAAATATACCCGAGGGCAAAGTTTTTCAACCCCTCGAAGATTATTACCCCAATCAGGCCAATCAAACATCTTCAGGGTCCTCACTCTGCATTCGTTCCAGCACTAACAAACGATATACCACGCGGTCAACCCAATCCGTCATGCGCTCATTCGGCAAACGAGGCACGACCGATTCCGCACGGCCAAACGACTCAAGGGCTTCGGCCAACTGCGCCGTGAACGCGACTTCGTCGATGGGCACTTTGGGGTCATACCCTGATACCTCGCGGCACACGCTCAGGATTCTTTCGACGCCCTTCAACTTCGCCATATCCATTACAAGCGAAGGCATGGCGTTTCTCAGCCCCACGATGAGAAGCATCAGGGCTTCGGATTGATCCGGCTCCAATAGCCGCGTGACTCGAAACAAAGGCACGTCTTTCGCCGTGACCATGTACCTCCGCGACCCGTTGTTCTCCTTCGGGTTCGGGGACGTAACCCACTCACCTTCGGGCAGTTTCTTCATCAACTGCCAAAGGTTAGCGAGGTACGGGGGAACGGTGAGCAGACGGGCCATTTACTTCGACGTAATCGGACGGATCGGCTTCGGACGCTTGATCTTCACCACCACAATCTCACGACCCGTCTTGCGATCTTCGATCATACGAGTCTCAACGGCCTGTTTCGTCGTGCCCAACTTCAATTAACCCTAACGCCTGTTCGACTTCAACCGGAGTAAGGACCACCCCCGCCCCGTTTTCGTCAAGTACCATGACGATTTCCCAACTACCCTCATGCACGGCGAATACGGTCAAAGCCGAACTACCGCGATAGATAGTCACCGTCGCATCATTCATCATTTCCGTCGTCTTCATCCACGTCGCATTCTGGGCATTCATCTTCGAGATCAAACTTGTCTAGCACGCGAACTTCGACGGCGTTATGGAATAACGTCGCATAGTCACCCGCAATTCTAGCCGCGAAAGGTTCGCCACTTTCATTGAAAAGCGAAACTAGATTCTCAAATATAACAGAAAGATTGTCCGGAACACCTTTGTCAAGGTGTGAGTGCAGGTTCTCGACCGCATACGCCAACGATTTGATTTGATTCTGCATGTGCCCTTCTTTCTTGCTCACTCAGGGGACAGCGGTGTGCCGCTTCCGACAGGATAGAATCTACCCCATAGTGCGATAAGTCGCCTAAAGGCATACCGCATAAGCCCGTGTCCCCTATCCACGGGCACGAAAAACATTCGTTGCAAGGCAATGCCCTGCGGACAGGCTTCTCCGTAGAAATCAGGTCTAGGACCGTCAGCCTTAGCCCCGACTTCTCCAAATAGTCCGTGAGATAGTCCATTTCCTCGTCGGACAAGAAAAGCGTGTGAAAGGAGTCCACGGAACCGTGATGCACCAACCACGGGTTCTCCCCAGGTTGAAGTGCAATCGGGACCGACCCGCTAACCTGAACCCGCCTTACTTGGCGTACCACGCCAACAAAGCCTTGTGCTCTTTTTCGGGGTAGTCCTCACCACCATTGCAGATCACGAACGGACCCTTCTCTGGCGGGGACAAAAAGCCAAACAACTTGACCGTCCGGCCCGACCCGTCAACCCAATTCGAATCGGTGAACCGCATCCCGCAAATCGCTAAAGCGCGCTGCGCCGGAACCACCTTGCTCTCGGGGACCAAGATATTCAGGTGACTGCCACGCGAGGGGTTTTCGACCTCCCGCACGACGTTCTCGAAAAACATATTCATTCCGCAACCCCCGTCCTGACGACCCAACCAAACTGACGTTCGGGGATGCTCGCTACCGGAATCACCACGAAGGGCAAGGTTCCGGCTTGCTCGAACCGATTTCTGAGCACGCCCTCAAAATAAGAAACGGCAGATTCGACGGGACTGAAGTCCTCAAGCAAGTCGTCCGGACCAAACACCGTCATCAACCATCGAATGTCCGAGTGACCCGTAGAACGCTTGTAGACGCCCGCGCTCACCCCCAACCTTCGCTCTAGTTCAGCCTGAATCGCGGGGGCCAAACTGCGTCGGCCCTGCGTCGTGGCGAAAGATAGCCAAGAGAAATACCGCGCCCTATCCGGAGGCAGGTCGGCCAAAATCGAAGCGGGTGGAGCCTCAACCACCATTGGCTCAGGTATCTCACCCGCAACGTAGCCCTGCACGCTGACGGGCAGGTTCGCAGGTTGCGAAAGGGCAAGTGCCGTCTGCTCGGCTGAATCGCGGGCAATCTGAAATCGACCCTCGATTTCCCGCGAAGCCCGCTCCAACATCAGCCCCACCAGAATCGGATTCAACGAATCCGTGACGACGGATATGGCGGGACGAAAGCCCTCTACGGGCAACGGCTCGTTCGCATCACGAAACTCAGGCACGTCACCGTCAATCGACGCACGTTCGGCAATCGCCGCTCGAAACATCGGGTTCGCGTTGTGCGTGCTCAGATTAATCTTGGGGAAAGTGTAGTCCTTCATGATCCCTTGTTACCACCACCTAGTACCACCTTAGCCCCCACCTTGATTACACGCTCGGGGACCGCCCAAGGGTCAGGTTGCTCCGGTTGAGCCGATGGGGGAGTACCGCCGCCGATCATAATGCCACCGCTCGGCATCCTCGTATTCTGCGAAGGGGGCAGAAACGGAGCCGGACGAGAATGAGCCACGGGCACGGGGGGCACAGGCTCAGGGGCACGGGCAAGTTTCGCGGCAATGTCCTGAACGTGCTTGCAGGATTTCTTGAAGGTGAAAGCCTTACACGAGCAAGACCACTTATTATCCGTCGTGCGCGTGACCTCGTATGTATCCCCCGCGTCACCCCGCACGTTCCAACGATCCGCAATCTGCGGCTCGGGAGGCGCAATTACAGGCTCAGGGATAACGGGCTCGGGTTCAGGGACGACTACGGGTTCGGGGGCCTTCACGAATCCGGTAGGGGCCAGACCGACGAGTTCACGCGCCGCGTCTAAGACCTCTACGGGCGAAGCCACGGACCAATCGCCCTTGCGCTCGCTGATTTCTAACGCCAACGCCCGCTGAATCATATCCTTGAAATCAGGTAGCCCTGACCCCAAGCCCTCGGGCGCGAAGTTGGGATTGCGTAGCAGGATTTCTTCCTGCGTCAGCATCCTCGACATCCAAAGGGATTGACCCGTGCGCGAGTTCTTGCAGCCCGAATTCTGGCAGGCAGCGCAAAAAGTCTGCTTAAACTGCTCGGGCGGCATCTTTTGATGGTCGCCCGAATAGCATTGGTTGAAAAGGTCAGCCAACATTGCGCGACCAGCAAGTCCGGCATCGCGCCTCGTAGACGCCGTGTGAACCCACTTCGATTAATTCGGTATTGCGGGTCAGCTTGTAAGTCCTGTTTGCCCTCTCGCCGCACTTGCACTTGGCCGTGATCTTCTTCACGGAGTCCGCAATCGCCATAAGATGCGGCATCGGGCCAAACGGTTGACCCTTGTAGTCAAGGTCCAGACCGGAACAAATCACGCGAGTACCGCGATCCGCGAGCACGTTGACCACAAGCACCAGCGCATCGGGCAAGAACTGACATTCGTCAATGCCCACGATCTTCATGCCCCTAGACCGCTCCAAAATCGAATCTAGGCCGGATGAAGAAGTCGAGATGCTGATAGCGGGGAAGGTAACGCCGTCGTGGGTTGCGATGTGCGTGTCGTGGTAACGGTTGTCGATACTTGGCTTGAAGGCCACCGCCTCCATACCGCTCAGACGACGCACGAGTTCCGTCGTCTTGCCCGCGTACATGCACCCTGCGATGACTTCGATCATGTTCTCACGCTAAGTTGAATCCGTCGCCAATCACGACAACGGGATGGCGACCCTCACGGATCAGCAAGGCCACAAGTGCCGCGTTCGGCAGATTCGTGGTGAAGCAATCGGGCGGGCCTAACGGGTCTTTCTTACGGAACCCTACCCCTCCGACGCGGCATAAGTCCTCGTTCCACACGATGCAGCGTGCTTGGCACTCAGCGTGCTTTTGCCCGATCTGCCGACCCCTCGCGTGGGGCGATGGACCGAGTTGCCGCAGCAACGGGTCATACCAACCGTGGTAAGCGTGTGACAACGCCTCGTTGCTGATTTCACGAACCAGCACCGACCACGGCGTATTTTTGAATGGTGTGAATCCACCCCAAGGCGCATCCGGTTCGGGATACGCGATTAGGAGTCGGATTGGCCCTTCTTTGGGGCAGACGAAATCGAGTTCGCGCAGTCTCGGTGTTCCGGACATAGATAACGCTTGCCCTCTGAGACTTCTTTTGGACGTCGCCACAAAGTCTTACCGCAGACCGTACAGCCCACGGCGATTGTCGCCCCACGTTTGCGCGCTAGTGGGGGCGGCGTCGGTGCTTTGGCAATGGGGTTGAAAGTAGGCGAGAGCAGATTCAGGAGTGCTCGCCAGATCATGCTGTTGTAAATCAATACAACTGCTAACGGTCAAAAAGGCTTTCTCGCCACCACAATCGGTTCCCAAGCGGGCTTGAGGGCCGTGCCCCAACCAGACCATTGTTGCGCGATTTCCCGCTCAGCACCCGCTTGCTTGTCAAGAGCCTTGCTGACATCCATAGACTTCGGGAAGCCTGAGCCGTAAGTCCAAGCGTGAATCTCGAAGTCCACGAAACCCGCTTCACGCATGGCCTTCGCCATTCGGTGAAAGGTCCGAGTGCCCGAGAAGGCTTTGATTACCCCGTCGGGCTTTAGGACTCGAAGGCATTGACCCCAAAGTTCAACGGAGAACGCGATCCCAGAACCGTCCCACTCTTTACCCATGAAGCCGCGTTTGGTCGTCAAGGGTGATTCGACGGGTAAAGGGCGATTGTCCCCATTGACGCCGACGCGATGCCGACCATAAGGGCTATCCGAAGTAGGGGGAGGCTTCGTCCGATTTGAGCTTGTAAGCTCGTATGGAGGGTCTGAAACGATATAGTCCACGGAGCAGTCGGCAAGGTCTTGAAGTTTGACGAGGCTGTTCCCGAGAATCAGTCGGACGGTGTTCATTCATCAAGCCCAAAGAAATCGTCGAAACCAACCTCACGCGGTTTCGCGGTCGTGTCACAATCAGACTCGATAAGCGCACGGCCTTCGATAATGCTTCGCTCGCTATTCCAATGCCTCACACGAGCGTCCGCAATCGGCAGGTACTCAGGCATAAGCTCGATGCCCGTGAAGTTCATGCGGGCGTTCAAGCAAGCGATACCCGTCGTCCCCGAACCCAAAAATGGGTCTACAACGTGAGAGCCTTCGGGGAAACCCTCAAGGCACCACTCCATAATCTCAATAGGCTTCACGGTGTTGTGCGACATGCCCACAGCCGTTTGGAACGTCGGGTTTCCAGATACAGTCAAGTTCCAAACGTCACCCGTGTAAGGCACGGGTTTCACCGATTGAATGTAACGCAAAACGTACCTGATGCCCTCATATTCCAGAAAAGTAGGACGGCTAGGCTTACGGGCACGGCTTTGGTCTTGGTTGCGGCTGTAAAGGTATAGCTGATACGATGGAAGGGTTTGCTTGAACTTGCGCCCATCAATCGAACCGGGCTCTGCGTCAAAACGAAACAGGTTCGACTTGTACCCCACACTCTCCGCGAGATAAGCAATCGAAGAGGCCAGATCAGGGGATACGGTTTTGGCTTGAATGTGGCCTCTCACCACACCACCGTCACCCGCAAGGTAGCCTTCCAAAAAGGCTTTGCGGTTGCTCAAGGGCAACCCCCAAAACATAGGGTGCAGGGACTTAGTGGAAGCACCCTTACCAATGAGGGTGATGAAGTCGGCACCTACGTCACGGTCGAACGCGACTACTTGCCAAGAACGACTATTCTTCTTGTCGTACACGCTGACGCTCGCGCCACGACCTTCGAAGTAGTCTTTGATCCGACTTATCAGGTGTTCATTGCGCGCACCAACCGTGAAAGAAGGGTATCCACCCTCTTTCCCGTGGCTTGCCTTATGGATCACGCCCTCTGCGGCGTAGAACCCGCAGAAAAACCAAAACTCGTCCGGACGATTTAACTCAGGGCTAGATTTAGGCTCACTCAAGATAGGCGTGAGCGTGTAGTCGCCTTTCTTAAGGTCTTTCGCCTCTACCCACTCCATCGAACCATTGAAAAGAACTCCCCCTCTCGTGCGCGTGGGGCGCAGCACCAAGAATGGGTGATTGTCGCTGGCAAGGGTCGTGTAGTTCGTCCCCGCAACCCCAATCTCAAACAAATCCGGACTCGTATAAGGATGATGCGACACACAATCAACGGCATGGAAACTGCCGTCAGCGGTGTAAACCCTATCACCCGCAACGATTTGATTGATGGGGGAATACCCTTTATCCGTCAACACCAATGCTTCGGGATGCAGGCAGGGATGCGAGTTCCCACGCGCAGACGATGACCTATTGCGAGGATTATTCGAACCTGGAGCGTCGGGGTCACGATCTTCTTCCCAACGCCTTTCTTCCAAATCGTGAGTGCCAGCTTCACGCTCAGAAGTCGCGGCCTTTGCCGTGTATGAGAACTTGCTTTCAGCCGTCGCCACGAAAATCGAGTCACGGACTTCAAAGCCGCTGTCCTCGGCGATGCACACGCAATCCGAACCCGTAGGGTCTACGTCGTCCGCTGATGCGATGAGCAGATGCCCACCTGGTTTCAAGACCCGTAGTGCCTCGGCTTGCCAAGCGTCACCGACGCCGCGAGTAACGAGCATCCCATGAGCCGTCGAGTCGCCGTGCCCCGCCCAATCAAAGGTCAAAGGGTCGTCGATTCGCAGGACGTTCAAGTCCGGCACGGGGGTAGAAATCAGCTTCGTCAGGTAATCCCAAAGATTAACCGCCGTCATTTGACCTCTACCTGCTGGAAGAATCGAGATGCCGATCCAAAAGAATCGTCGGATTTAGACATAGCACAATTGGTGGGATTGCCATTATTGTTGAATACGCGAGCCCCATCAGTACGAACCCAATTGTTACCTTTGCAGTCGGGGAAAACGCCTACGACTCGTTCGTCGCCGTCGTGAACCAAGTTCGCGGGCCATCTTCCTGTGGGTTGCGTGTAATCTTCTGGTGACAGGGCACCGTCTACCCCGAATCTTCCAGCGGATTTGCCCGTTCGTTCATCACCAGGGAGCGGTTTACGCATTTTCCCGCTGTAAGTCCCACCGTTCAAGTTGTCCGAAGTGACGATACGGCATCCGTCGATGTTCAACGCCCCGCAGCCGTGGGTTAGGGCGTTTTGTGCCACGGTGCCGACCACAGGCTTTCTCAGGACGTGGACGATCACTTCTTGCCGCCCCGCCGAATCGTAGCCTCACCCTTACGCAACTTGATCAGCAACGCCTTGTTCTCGTCGCTCAGGGCCATGTTGCCCGTCAACGTCGCAACGCCCGTGTCCTTGTCCAGCAACCGTGACGTCAAACCAATCGCCTTCGGCATAATCGACTTGACCAACTTAGGGTCCATGTGCCGAATAGCAATGTCCCAAGCCATATCGAGATACACGCCCGCCGCGATTTGCAGCGGACGTCCACCGTACTCGGCAGACTGGCGCTCCTTGTAGAGCAGCCGACCGTCCTCAGTACGCAGTTCCAAATCGAAGTGCGAGACGGGCATCGGCACTTCAGGGCGGTCGAACTCAAGCCGGAATGCGATGCTCACCCTCAAATCTCCGAACGTCACGCGGGGCTTACTAACGTAACCCCAACCGACGATGTTGACTCGCAACGAGCCGGACTCGACCAAGCGGGCGATAACTTCCTGCTCGACCTCAGACATCGGCGTATATAGGCTCTTGTCGTTGCCGCCGCCGAACTTATTTGCCATGTAGGGCACCCCGCTGAAAAGCGTTATTCAGCGAACCTTACCCCACAAGCCCTAATGCGGTCCCCCTTGCCGACGGCCTCATAGAACAGCACGTCGTCGCCAATCACGGGCACACGCTGGTCTGCGATATCCGCACGGTGTAAGAAGCACACGCGGGATCGCTCATCCTCGATGAAACCCCAACCTGTCCGAATGTCGAAAGACCGGATACGCCCCAAAATCTCCACGGGCTGCGAAACACGCCGCACCATCGAGGCTTTAGGGCTCTGGCCTTCCTCAATAGGGTCCGAACGAAGCATGATTTCAACAGGTTCGCCCGGCAAAGGCGGGGCTTTGTCGTCCGCGCTCAGCCGGACGAATACGGACACATGGAAGAACACGCGATCACGCCCGTCACGAGACTTGCAGAAGCCGAAGAATCGAATGGGATCGTAAATATCTACGACCATCACGGGCGAGGGCATTTCGTTTAGATTCCAATCGAAACCGCGATTTTGTTGATCAAGTCAGATTTCTTGGAAGCAGGGTCCAAGTCCAGACCGATCTCCGCACCAAACCGGACTAGTTCAGCCTTGGTCTTGGTGTTCAGCATTTCGCGGGTGAGTTCGACAGTAGGGGCCTCTTCAACTTCCGGCTCAGGTTGAGCCTCGACAACTACGGGCGCGGGTTCAGGGGCCACGGCGACCACGGGCTCAGGCGCGGGTTCATGGGCC